ATAAACGAGCAACCAATGACAATCATACCAGAAATAATTTGAACAATAGAAAATGATATAACAAGATAAGATTATGAATCTGGATAATTTTGAAGTAACAATTAGTGGAATACAAACACAAGATCAAAATATAACTATTATTACTAATAGTAGTGTTGTAGAATCTAACCAAACTACTAATGTTATATCTTATGATATAGAAACAACTTTAGAAAATTCTGTTGTAGATATAAATATAGAGAACCAATCTATTGTTAATGAAATAGAAGTTAAACAAGAAAATACATTATTAAATGTTGACGTTAATATCATACAAGAAGATGTTAGTTATGAGCTTTTATTTCAAAATATCTCTGTGTCTGGGGATGTGTCCCAAGTTTCTGATAATAGAATAAAATTTTTTGATGATGGGTTTTACGTTCCAGAAATAACTTTAGATTTGGTTTCTATATATGAAAATGCTAAATCTTAGAGGTGTATAATGACAAGTGAAGAAAAATTAACAGAATTTGCTAACGCCGTGGGTACTGATATTAAAAGTTTATATACAATAACAAATGTTTTAAACTCATTTGAATTAAATTCTATTCAAGATACAGATCTAATTCAATACTCAAGCGTATTGGGAAAATGAAAAAATATAAGAAAAGAAAATATTTCCGATGGCGGAAATTTTTAGGGGTATAAATGGCTAACACAATTAGGATTAAAAGAAGAGATTCAAGTGGTGCTGTTGGTGCTCCTTCCTCTCTTCAAAACGCTGAATTGGCATTTAATGAAGCAGACGATGTTCTTTATTATGGTAAAGGAACAGGCGGTGTAGGGGGTTCCGCTACAACTGTAGAGGCCATTGCTGGTCTTGGTGCCTTTGTAAGTAAGAATAATGTTAATCAAGATATAGCAGGTACAAAAAACTTTACGGGTGTAATAACAGCCCCAACACAATCTGCATCTGATGATTCAACAAAAGTAGCAACTACAGCCTTTGTTAAAGATCAAGGATATACGGCATCACCAACAACTGCTGCCGGAACCTTTACAAAGGTTACTGTCAATAGCGATGGATATGTTACTCTTGGGGATGTATTAAGCGCCAGTGATATTCCAACTTTAACATCTTCTAAGATTTCAGATTTTGACACACAAGTAAGAACAAATAGATTAGACCAAATGGCTGCGCCTACTGGCTCAGTTTCAATGAATTCCCAAAAGATTACTGGTCTTGCTACACCATCTTCAGATACAGATGCTGTAAATAAGATTTATGTTGATAATGCTATTCAGGGCATAGATCCTAAACAATCAACTAAGGCCGCAACAACAACTTCAATTACTCTTTCTGGGGCACAAACAATTGATGGTGTTTCATTAGTTGCTGGTGATAGAGTTCTTGTAAAAAATCAATCAACATCATCACAAAATGGTATTTATGTTGTTGCTTCTGGTGCGTGAACAAGATCTTTAGATACCAATGAATGGAACGAACTTGTTTCAGCTTTTACGTTTGTTGAGCAAGGAACTGTTAACGCCAATTCTGGTTGGTTGAGCACTGTTACTGCTGGTGGGACATTAGGATCAACAGCTATTACTTGGGTTCAGTTTTCTGGTGCTGGTCAGATTGATGCTGGTGATGGTCTAACAAAAAGTGGAAATACTTTAAATGTTGGGGCTGGAACTGGTATTAGTGTTGGGTCTGATAGTGTTTCTGTAACAACCCCTTTAGCGGCAATTGCCAATCTTACTCCTGCTGCTGATAGATTAATATATTATAATGGCACAACAACAGCTGCTTTAGCAACTTTAACATCCTTTGCAAGAACATTGCTTGATGATGCCAATAATACTGCTGCAAGAACAACTTTGGGTCTTGGCACTATTGTAACTCAAAATTCTAACAATGTTTCTATTACTGGTGGTACTATTGATGGTATCACAATTGATGGTGGAACATTCTAATTAAATACGGGTATATCTTTATATGCCCTTTAATCCTGTCTCTATAGACAATAATAAGGAAAGCTAATGGCTAATACGATTATTCATAAGAAATCTTCAGTTAGTGGGAAGACACCACTAACCACCGACCTTGCATTAGGTGAAATAGCCGTCAATACATATGATGGTAAAATTTACATAAAGAAGAACGATGGATCAGAGTCTATTGTTGAATTTAACCCAGGTGGTGAAGTATATAATCACACTCAAGCAAGCCCAAGCACAACATGGACAATAAATCATAATTTAAATGAAAGATTGGTTGATGTTATTGTTTCGGATGGAACATATGTTAAAATAGTGCCTGATGAGGTGGCTTTCACCTCTGTAAATCAAGTAACATTAACTTTCTTTGAAGCTGTTTCTGGATACGCCAAAATCATAGGATAAATAGATTTATGACACTTGATACAAATTTTAAACCCGAATGAGAACTTTTAGATTTTCAACAAACAGAAAGGGAATATGAACTTTTTGATTCTGTCGCTTCTGAATATAATGATATTGCTGGATTTCCAATAGAGTATTATGTTCTTGATGCTGTAAATGGAAACATAGATCTTCTATATGGAGAAGATCCAAACATGAATTGAAATGGTCCTTTTAGAACAAAGGTAGTTTATGAACCAACCAATGAATCTGAAGTTTTAAACTCTTTCGGATTCTCTTCTGATGATGTTATTACTGCTATGATGATGACTAAATCAGTTTTTTCAAGAGATGTTTCATATGACTATGTTCCTAAAGTTGGTGATGTTATTAAAACTCTTTGAAACAATAAGATGTATGAACTTACTGATGTTGGCGCAGAATCAAAAATCTTCCAAGGCAAAAAACTTGTTTGGGATTTTATTTGTAGACCATTCAGACACAGTTCGCAAAGCTCTTCCGCCGATGATATTATTTTTAATACTCCGAGTGATATTGACTTTCCAGACATCAACTTTGAATATGACACTAAGCCTCTTTCTGCTTTTGGTGACAATGAGTATATTGAAGAAGAATCAGATAAGATTGATAGTAACAACGTAGATTCTGCTTTTTATGGATATGACACTTTAGATTAGGATAAAACATGGATACATTTTTTCATTATCATACGTTAAGAAAAACGACAATTCAATTTCTTAACATTTTTAACAACATTAAGATTGCAAAATATAATACTGATGGATCTATAAGGGAATTCGTAAAGGTTCCCTTAAAATATGCTCCAAAGGAAAAGTTTTACTACTGATTATATCAAAGAAAGCATGAAGTAAAGCTTCCAATGATGAGTGCTTATATTGTAAGTATTATGCCAGCTATCAATGAAAGAGGAACCAACAAACATATGAAAGTTTTGTCTTGTGATAGAACCAAGTATCATAAGACCTTAGTTCCATATACTATTGAATATGAGCTTTCAATTTCTGCATTGTTCCATAACGAAATTGATCAGATTTTTGAACAGATTATTCCCTACTTTACTCCTTATGTAATGACAAGAGTAACTTTACCAGAAATCGATAATCACTTTGATTGTAAGGTTATTTTGGAATCTATTTCACCAGATATGGAAACAGATATTCCAGAAGATGATTATAGAAATATAAACTGAAAGTTAAATTTTACTGTTCACACATTTGCCTTACAACCAATTAGCAATGGGAAGTATATTGAAGAGATTTTTCTTGAAATGAAAAATAATGATTTAGTTTATGAAACAATGCATGTTTCTGGGTATATGAATGATGATAATCAAATCATATCTTCTTATGAACTAATACCAGGAGATGAATAATGGGATGTACTTTATTTAATGTTGCTTCTGGAAATAACTTTCAATTACATTTTCCAGTATTACCATTTTCAACTACATTACAAGATAGCAAAGATTTAACGCTAAATATTCATAATGTTGTTATTCCAAGTATGTCTTTTGATAGTACACCAATTAGTTGGCAGGGGTTTGATACTAAAAGAGCAGATGGGAATTTAATCTTTACTGACTTCACATTTGATTTCATGTTAGATGAAGAGTTTAAAAACTGAAGTATCTTGTTCGATTGAATGACTCATATTAATAACAACAAAGATGTAATAAGCAAGCATCCAAGAACATATACAACAGATGCTTACATTGCTGTAATGAACAATTATGGAAAAACTATTTTGAAATTGAAATTAATAAACAGTTTCCCAATGGATTTGGGTGCTGTTACTATGTCATATAGGGATGGTGAAACATACATAGAATGCAGTTCTACTATTTCCTATGATAGAATGGAAAGACACCTCTTATAAACTATCTCATCAGCTTCAGAATATCTTCTCTTGAACTAACTACAATATTGTTTTGAGTATAGGTGTTATTATCTCCGGATGGTAGCACCTTTTCATCTTTGTTCTTCTTTAACTCAAATTCCAATTTCTTCAAATCCAAAAATTCTTGTTTCTGATTAGTAGTCTCTAAAGACACATCATTAGAAATCATAGAATTGGCCGCGCTTGTAATACAATCAATCAATTTGGCAGCAATCTCAACTAACTTCACAGTTGCTGGTGTTGTGCCGACATCCCATTCTGTTTCTATCTTATCAAGAAGTCTTTGAGCGCGAGCAATATTTCCTTGAAGAATTTCATTAGGATTGTTTACATCTTCATCCAATTGAGTTTTAATATCCTTAAGTTCTTGTTTTGCAGCGTCAATGTCAAAACAAGCTGAGAGCGATTTATCTAACATTTTTGTCAAACTCCATGGTTTTTAACTATTTATACAAAGAGGAAAATATGAAAAGATTGTTTCGTGAAGAATATGAAACCTATACAGAAGAAGCTGTTAAAATTTCCCAAGAAATGGGAGTAAAAATTAGAAAAATGATTGATTATTATTGTAATGACAAAGGATATTCTATAAATGATATCCAACACATCTTACTTGATGAAGTATCTCTAAACTGTTCAGAGTTTAAGATTTTAAGAAATATGAGATTTAGGAAGGGAAAGAAAAATGTTATTGAAAAACTATAAAGTAAAAGTTTACAAATATGGTTGTGGATATTATGATGTAGTCATATTTAAAGCAAGAGATTTTGATCATCTTTGTTTATTAGCAGAAGATTTTTGCAGAAAGTCAACACAATACAAAGAATGGTCTTTCATTGGAGAAGAAAATGAGATTTAGACCATATTCAGTATCTAAGATCGAATGTTTCTTAGACTGCCCAAAGAAGTTTGAATGAAGATACATTACAAAACCGGATGTAAAACAAACAGTCAAACATTTTGAAAAAGGAAAGCTTTGGCATTCATTAATAGAACACTCAATTAAAAGAACAACTAAAAATTTTGTTAAACCCAAGTTTTATGAATTGTCTCAAGAAGAATATTTACATGAGCTTTCTAATATAGTAAAGTTTGTTAAAGGAAAGTTTTTCTTACCATATCTTCAAGATGTAATGAGATTTAAACAACTATTAGAGCAAAGATTTTCTATTAATGATAATGGAGAAGTTTCATTTAACAATGATTCTAATCCTCTTTTCAAGGGATTCATTGACTTAGTTCAATATGACGATTTCGATGTTGAGATTATAGATTGGAAGACTGGTGGTAAGAGTATTGAAAATATTCAAAGGTATCCTAAGTCAACTTTTCAATTAGATGTTTATGCCTATGTTGCTCATAAGATCTTTAATCCTAAGTCTATTATTGGTAAGTATGTCTATGTTGAACACGAATACGAACATGTTTTGAAAAACTTTAACCACATGGAAACATGGAGAGAAATTTTATGGAATATTAACACTATAGAAAACTGTAAAGATTTTGAAAGAAAAGAAAGTACACTCTGTGATTATTGTGAGTATCGTGGAATCTGTTTAGAATAAAAGGAGAAAATTATGTTTAAGAATGCTATGTTTTTGCTAATGTTTATTATCTTTATGGTAATTGGGTGTGATCAAATTATTCATACCCAGATTAATCTTGATCAGCTTGAATCTTTCAATCCGGAAAGTGATGAGATTTATGTCCCGGGACGACTAGTTTTTGAAGTTACATCAGAAAAGGAATTTAACAAAACTCGCCACTTTCTTGAAGCAACGCTAAACAACTATTTTGTTAATGTTAAAAATGTTCGTCATGTTAAAGAAAACTTCGATGATTTTGTACTTGTAGATGTTGAGGTTCCTTTAACTCATGGAAGAGTTAATAATATGCCAACTCCTCTTTATTTTACTTATAGCGATAGAACAGTTTATTTAAATCTTTCGGAAGTTGCTCTAT